TATAGTCGTATTGTTCTTCTGTCAGCTCAATCGCATTAATGATAGGGGATATACTCTCGTTTAATATATCCCCCATCAACTTATTCCTTCACTTCTGGTTCATCTACGGTATCTTCCTCCGGCTCATCATCCGTAGCTTCAATCTCATCTTCAATTGTTTCAGGAAGTTCATCACGTTTGATTTCTTCGGTCTTATCTTCGGTCTGATTTTCCATTTTTCTTCCTTAATAGTTTACTGAATTTAAAAGAGTGGGATATTAACGACGGTTCTCGTATTTCCGCTCACTTATTTGACTCTCGGAATGAATACCGATTGCTACATGTCTTATTCGTGAGTATCCCACATGAACATTACGCCGACTGCGGAACTACATCTTCCTTTGGCGAACGATACTTGTGATTAACACGATTAACCATACGACCCTGCCAAGTATCATTCTCTACGAATACATCCAGTGTCTTACCTTCAGCGGACTTCAATTCAAACCGCTTACCAGCAGTAACTTCAACACCGAATGCCTGAAGGAATCCAACTGCAAATCCGACTGCCTTGCTATTGAAATTCCAATCAACAGGAACATTCTGAAACGTAACGTCCCCATTATCACCATTGAAAAGAATAGTTCCTTCAACGGTATAGTTAGTCGAATTACCATCCTTTGACGGTGCTTCTCCAACAGAATCCACACGGCAACGATACCATGCTGGGTCTACAACTTTACCACGGAGAAGGTCACGGTCATTAAATGTAATAGCTGGCATTGTTCATTGTCCTTGTTAGTTGTTGTTAGAAGGTTACGGCTTGTTCAGATGGCATTGTTTTTAGTTTGTTTATGGCGGGAAGAATATACTCGCCATACAGATTTTTGTTACCAAAGATAATCTTTTTATCTAATGGTAGGCCGGTTCGTGCAAAATCATCTCCAGTATGTTCAGTTAAAAGTGAGTATTGACCTCCTTGTGATGTATCGAATCCCTTCTCAATATTGAAGTGATAGACTTCACTACAATAGGCTGGGATTTTAGCTGCGACTCGCTTACCTGCTGTTACGATGGTTCGCGAGATATGTGTTTCATTGGTAGTTGTGTTACGGTATTCAGCCGAAATGACATGGGCTATCAATATAATATTAATCTTATGATACGCCTGAATATCCTTAGTCAGTGCAATTAATTCCTGAAGTGCGGCCGATTCAGCGTTATAATCTTCAATCTCATTAACTGCAATTCCGCCGACTAACTTACCTGCTTCCTTACCTGACTGACGTTTAGTTCCATACTTCAATTTAGTTGTCTGACGCAATGTCATATCGGCCATTGAAGTAATTGAATCAAACACGAGAGTTTTAAATGGACACTCGGTCTGGAAACCCTCCAATTTCATTTTGGGTTTTGTCCAATCTTCATAATCATCGTATTTAATATTTTTTGGGTCAATGCCAAATTTCTTCATTGGAAGCATCATACTAGCCATCTTACGGTCCCAAGAGAACCAATATTGCGGACCCGGATAAGTAAGTGCGACCGTTGATTTACGAGTTCCTGGCTCACCCTTTAATAGAGTATATTGACAAGATGGGTCTATCGTTGACATATCCATTACAAATTAACCTTATCCTTAGGAACAAATTTCATACACAATTGATTTAATCCTTCTCCAAATTATCAACATCCCACTTCGGAATAACCATAAAGTGTTGTTTGAGTTCTTCTGTTCTCATACCACGGTCCGAGCCACATACATCAGAGAACATGCATGGTCCATATTTAGATTCACAGTTAGTGAAATTAGGAGGCCAATGACCTGATTCAGTGTATGAAAGAAGTTGATAAGCCCAGTATGGTAATATTTCCGACTGCCACTCTAGTAAACGGTCGGATGAATACGACATTAATTGACGTGTGAATTTATCAACTGGTTTGAGTGTAGTCTGAAATCCAATCTTATTAATAATGGCATTACGAGTTTCCATTATTAGACACTGCCCAATGAATTGATTGTTGAGCGACAGAGTAGTTCGGTTCTGTTTAAGTGTCTTATGGTCTACCGGAAATATACCTTGATTGTTATCAATAGTTAAATCCAGCTTAGCTTTCCACATGATTCGGATTTCATCATCTTCAAACAGAATTTTACGTTTAACTACTTCTGTTTCAAGTGGAACCCAAAAGTCATTCTTATAGAAATCGAAATACTGTTCACACGTTTCTAATACCCACTTCCAACCAATCTTATATGATTTGGAATCATTTTCAGGCGGCGTATTCTTTACACCCGGATATTCATTAGGTGGATGCTTGCATTCAGGGGATTCAATTCTACCATTTATACAATAAACACATCCAACTCCATTACACTTATCACAAGTATGAGGAGTGAATTCAGTGCAATGTGGACATCCTTTAATATACATCTCCCCGGCAACTAATCCGAATTGAATCGCGTCCGCTCGTTTCAATCCATGAATGATAGATTGATAGAATACTTCCAATACCTTATGCGCAATTGAACCACATTCTAATGAGTTCGACTTACCATTGATACTCATTAGAGAGTGATTAAATCGTAAATCAGTGAATCGACCACAATTCATGATTGCAGTCAACATTGTTGCGTCTAGTATGATGTTTTTCTTCTGTCCACTAATGTCTATTTCAGGTAATGGAACAGAAGAATTGATTTGATTTATTTGAGCTAATGTTTCTTCAAGAGTCATTCTTTAATCTCAGGCAAACGTCGCTGTAATTCCGTGATTAATTTTTTTGTTCCCTGTTCATCTAACATAATATGACTCTTAACACGGCCTGTATATGATTTATGGGTAATAATTAGATATGGGTATCCATGTTCATTAGGGTCTATTTCAAATTCTAATGATTCACTCATTAATAATTCAATCATAAATTCTTCTTCAACTGACGTTGGAACTTAATCCAACCTTTATCGATTTCATCTTTAGTTAGTTTCTTTCTCTCGGTATAACATTGATAGAAAGTCTTTCGGACTATTTCAATTACATATTCATGAAGGACTGATTTGACTTGTTCAATATTAGATTCAGTTACTACCTTCCTATATTGAGCTTTTTTTATATCTTCCTTGGTTGGATAGATTCCGCTCATACATAATCCCGCCAATCACTATCTTCTGGAAACGGAGATTCTTTCTTACAATCTAAACATTCTAGTTCTACATGAATAGAACAATCCCCATCAGATAGAATTGTTTCATCCACTTGAACTCTAGTATTTAAACTTTTACATTCAGGACAAGGTAATATGAATGGTGGCATAATTCATACAAAATTGAAGAAAGTAGTATTCTTAGGAAAATACAAAGTCTTAATCCGATAGTTCATTCGTTCTGTCGCGAATTCAATCTTCTTCAATTCGCCTTCGTCTACTAATTTATCCAAATGAGTTTGATATTCATCTGGATTAAATGAACTCGGCCCGACATCAGACATAACCGCGAGAGCTAAGTCTACATGTTTGATACAAGACCTTGATTTAGTTATATGAAGGATACATTTGCGATAGTCAATCTTATTCGGCATCAAACAGTATCCTATAATTTAATGAATATATTTTATCAAAACGACCCGCCGGAATCAATTCAACCGGAACTAATTTTCCTTTCAAAAGATGGAACTCATGTTCAGTGAATATGCCATCATTGACCATATCTACTTTACACCATCTGAGTAACTGAACTACTGCTTCAGCCACATTCAATGGAACAAAGATTAATTCCTGTGTATTTTCTATCTCCACTTTTAACAAAATACAAATCCGGCCCGTCTGACTTGTATAGAGTTCGGTGTGATTGATTGTTCCGATCATTTAATTTCCTTAGTTTCTTTTTCATCAAAGAAAACAATTATTGGATAATCATTACTAATATCCCGATAATCTCCATGTTCAGTATATATTCTCACTACAACTGAATTTGGGTCTACAGTGTCAGAAATCAATTTATTTTCTCGAAGCAAATTGATTAATCCAACTTCATTGATAGTAATTCTAGTTGAAGTAATTGTAGTTTGGTCTTTCTTAATTTCAATAATCATCATTCATCCTCCCTAGTTAATATAACAAAACCCATATAATGATCCGGATTTTCAATCATATGTTGATGGGCTTCACTGAATGTTTCGAATCTAGTTTGTTTAAATTGAAACCCTGGCATTCCTAATTCATTCTTATTGACATGTTGACAATTATGACATTCAATATAAATTTCAATATTCATCTTATTCCCTATTACATACGTGCCAATTGACTCAATGTCTTATCATTAACATTCTTAATTGGCTTACCTTTATTCTTAGCTCTGAATCGTTCCACTACAATTTGAGCAAGTTCATGAGCTAATGACGACTCATTCCACGCCATCAATTCGCCCTTATTCATTGCGTTATGGAATTGATTCCTCTTACGTTCAACCATTCCATATAGAATATCATCAATAGTTCCCTCAGCTAATACGTTAGTTACATTTACATGTTTATGTTCCGAACCAATACGTCTGAATCTACCCGGAGCCGCTTGATCTTCATTCTGCGGATTCCATTGTTTCTCATGTAAAATCGCGTCCGCGCAAGTCTGCAAGTTAATTCCTTCACCCGCAGCTAATGTAGACGCAATCATGAATGCTCTTTTACTTGCTTGAAATGCTTCCTGAATTTGAAACCGTTCCAAATCATTCTGTTCGCCAGTTAATTTGAATACGTCGATATCTTTACCGAATTTAGATACGAATGAATCATATAGGATTGACCCAACATCCTTATGATGAACGAATACAACTAGTTTCCGCTCAGTCTCTTCATAGAACTGTTCCGCGAAAGTCTCAGTTGCTTCAATCTTAGCTAATCCAGTGATATGACGCATTCGCGCCATTTTAGCTAATATTTCTAATCCATTAATTTGTTCTTCGGTGCCTGATATAACAAATTCATTATACCATTTAACGAAATTAGATGTCTCGTCATCATATGTCGTTTGACTCAAATCATCTAACTGTATATCTAATCTCATTCGGTTAGTGGTCGGAAGTTCAGCATCAACTTCTTCCACTTCGCGACGCAAAAATATATCTTTACAATATTCTTGAAATTTCTTGGGATTCCTAATTCCGCCCTCTTTAAGTTTATTACCATCCCAATATTTATCAACCCACTGTTCGATAAACTTGGCATATGATGGAAACTTAACTGGGTCCAACATATTCAAAATCGCGAAGAACTCACTCCCTCTGTTTTTCCACGGTGTTGCTGATAATGCGATAATTTGCTTATCTTTAACTATGCGACGAACTTGTTGTGTTCTGGACGAATCAGGATTCTTGAGTAACTGACATTCATCTACTACTACAGTTTTGATTACGCCGTCGAACTTAGATATATCAAAACCTTGTTTAATGATTTTACCTGATCTAGACTTCCTCTCTTTATATACCATCATATCATATGCGATGATATATACTTTTAATCCAGGAATTAGAATGTCATTGGATGAATTAATAATCTGTCCGACGAATTCATCTCCCATCCATCGGAGGATTTCTTTAAACCATTGAAACTTGATTGATGATTTAACGATGAATAGGACCGGCCAATTCTCAGGATGAAACTTGATTGTTCCTAATGCTTGGATTGTCTTACCCAATCCCATATCATCGAATATCGCTCCACCTTTTTGTGTTGACAGAGCACGCTCTAAAAACTTCATTCCTTCTAATTGGAAATTGTATGGCTTGAACTCGTTACACTTCGTGCAAGTTGTTTTGACCCAATTATGTTTACACGATTTAACACTGTCTTTAGAACTATTGGATACAATTAGATGAAATGGAGTCCCTTTTGGAATACGCTTGATTACGATATGTCCACATTCCAAATAAATATACTTATAGTCAGGGTCAGATTCACCCGACATAACCACAATTTGCTCAGATTTAGTCACCGCGGTCTTTCCGCAGGTTGGACATTTCTCTGATAATTGTGTAATATTGTATTTCGGTTTGATTACTTTCTCTTCTACTTCAACCTTACGAATAACAGTCTCTTCTTCGAATGTGATTTCGATTTGCTTGCCCGACCGAACTGCATCAATCATCTCAGGATTAAATGCTAATGAAGAGCATGGAACAGGATTACATCCCAATAGTTTAGCTTTAGCCATCCACACTAAATCATGTTTATGACCTGGTGTAAGTGCATGGGCTATTTCGTGTTTAATAGTATCATGAATCTCAGGGTCGGGATGCGAATCAATATGTAATGTTCCGAGTATGATTGTCTTATTATCACAATCACATAGGCCCATCAGACCATTATTCAATTGACTTAATCTAATATGCCAATCGGATAGACCATAAAAGTCTAATTCCTTTCGGCACAATTTGACTGCATTCTCACGAGTCATGTTTAATACTCATAATTGCGTAGAAAATAGCCATCAGGAATCGATGAAAGATTTGAAGTTTCAACAAATCTACATGCGATACCTTAGCTTCGCTACGTTCTAATGCATTAATATTATCTAATGCAATCTTAAATTGATTTGTAGCTTTTTCTTTATTGGTCATTTCAAGAATTTCTTTAATTGAATATAACCTTTTGGTGCATCACTTTCATCGATATAGCTAGCACCAGTAGGATATATTGCTTCAATAATTCTATCAATAGTTTGGTTATTGATAAGGAGAAGTAATTCTTCACCTTTCTCATTCTTTAATTGAATTTTTCTAGTCATTTATTCACTTCGTTCAGTGTCATTTATTCACTTCGTTTAGTTAATAACAGTTAAATAAATTACTTGAATTGACATATAACCATCGAACCCGAACGACATCGGAATAAAGATGGTTTGGAACATTACATCCCTGCCATAGTCTTTTGAATA